GTCTGTCCAGTCCATAGCATTACTCCCTGCGGTAGTTCCCGCACCTGTTCCAAGTAGACTTTCAAGCCCGCTAAACCCTCCGTACAGCGCGGCAGAACCGGCGATAAATGGAGAGAGGTCTGAAAGGCCCATCCCAATCAGGTCGCCAATCCCACCTTGACCCTCGCCACGAAAGCTCGGGGTCTGTTCAATCATCCCCTGCCATTGCAGGACGTTCGATACATTCCCTGCAGGAATCGTGGTTCCGTTCGCGCTGAAATACGCCTCGGGAGAAACGCCCCGCTGCTCATATATGGCACGTTCTGCGGCAGGGAGTGCATCGAACGCTGCGCGAACGTCGGCTTGCGTTAAACTGGAAAACGGAACCGTGGATACACCGCCGTTACCGCTCGTATATTTCCCAAGGTCAGGGTTCCACGCGGGGGTCATCAGCGGAGTACTTGCCGTTGCGCCACCCCATGTCAGTTGTCCGTCCATGTTTCGGTAGTAGCCGGCTGGGATCGCCATCGGATCAGGGCCGCTACCTATCCAGTTTCCGTATTCATCGTACATGGTTATTCCTTAGACGTAGAAATTAGGCGCACGTTGCTTGGTCGCCATGTTTGTTGATTGGTAGTGAATATCGGATGTGTGTATGAAAAGCTTTCCACCCCCCCCGATTGTTGGCAAAGTTGTTAATTTCACTGTCATGAGAATCAATCCATCAATTTCTATGTCATCTCTGTCCATCAAAGTTGCTGTAGCACTTGGCCCTGACATGATTATTTCATCAACCCTATGCCTGTACTGCGGTGTTGTCGTAATGTCAGTCGTTGCGTATGTGATTGTTAAATTCTTCTCTGCCGCAAAGTTGGATTGATTATGACCCTTGGCATAAGAGTAGTAGAAATCAAATACAGCGTCGCCAGAAATACTTGTTCCATTATGTGACCAATGAATATGGATATAAATATCAGACCCAGGAAGGTAATCATGGGGAATATGGAATTCCATATCATAAGCATCACCGGCAACAAAGGCATATTGCCCTAATTGCCCACCAATATAAACCGCTCTTGTCGGCGATCCCGCTCCAGTGGCTTTAGGAATTACCTTCCCAATAATATCCCGCCATCCGAAAGTTGGGATGTCGGTATCAACCTTGATCCCTATTCCGCTGGCTTTTGCAATAACAATATCACCCGTATCAACGAGAGTCTTTGCGACCCTGTTTATTCCAACCGCAATGATCTTGAACAGATCAATGAGCCTTACACTGAGCCTGCGCTGATAATCATCAGGAGGGCTTGAAGGCAACCGAGGATCGCCGCCGAGTTGGATCATTCCATCCCACTCCCAACAACATCGTAAGTATTCCCGACAATCTCTACCGGGCCTACAAATGACTCAACAAATCTGTGCCAGCGCGCATCAGCGATGAAATCAAACGTGTTATTCGTCATGGTTACGTTTGTCGCCGTTGAAAATCCTGTCCCGAAGTCATCATCACACTCAACCTGAAGTGAGGCGGACTGCGGAACGGTAATGAACCTTGACTTCGCCCTTGTAACGGTACTTCTCTTTTCATCATCCCCAAGAACACCGGTTTTCAATGATGTCGTTGCTGGATCGCCGGTCAGGGTATAGACGATATGATCTGTCTTGACCACAGAGACAACAGGGCTTGCCGCTGTCCAGTATGGGGAATCGAACGAGATATCAGTAGGCAAACTGTCGTATGTCGTATAAGCCGTGCCAAGACCCTCGTAGGTAATACCCGGAGTCACATAGTCACTCACCGCTTCTACTGTTAGCGTGACTTTCCCCCATTTTTTAGACTTGATGTTATAGACAACCGCTTCACTCAACGTCCCGGAAGTGTTTGACCGTGGGACATACCACCAATAAACGTTCGCATTGGCTTGGTCGAATGTCCCAGCAGTCTTGAACAGATAGGTTGAATTGACGTTCGCAAAGAACCACTCACGAATCCCCTCACCAATGGATACCGGTCTGGAACCGTCCATGACGTAGAAATCGTCCATGCCCATAAATATGTGAGCATAGCCAACATTGACTACAGCGCCATTTGATATCGTCCCAACCCTACCTGGAACTTGTTGCCAATCCCAAACCGCAGGAGCGGAAACATAGGTTCCAACAAAGATTGAATCTTTCTTGTAGGCAACGAACCCTGATCCAAGGTCTTTCAGTGCGTAGATGGGGCCGGGAGAATCAACAAGTCTTCCGGTAGTTGCTTGAGTTGTAACGCTAGGCGTCCAACTTGAATAATCTAGGTAGGCGGAACACCACCACCTATCAGATTGATTCCCATATGTCCCTTCATTCGTATCGCAAGCCATTACAAACCCTGACGAAACGGCTATTAGTTTGGCTTTTGGTGCGCCAGAGATGTCTGCGAATGCACCTGTTGTACTGTACTGCATGGTTTCAGACTTCGCTGCGGCGAGACTGATATCACCAAATTGCGCAAAGGACCACCGGTTATCGGCTCCGATAGAGTAACCACCACCTTTTGATCTATCCGTCCACGTAGAGGCTCCTGCCTCATACAGTCCGGCAATGGTTCCAGCAATTACCCGCCTTGTAGCATCGAGTTTTGTTAGAACAGCAATTCCCTGACATGCGGCGGCCAGGGCCGCTATGCCGGTAGTCACAGGAGTAGGCGCCCCCTTCATACCTTTTACGGATGGAACCATATTGGTTACGTCCGTCAGAACCCCAGGAGTTGCGGGGTTCAGATCAGGGACATATCCAATGAACGGAATCATGCTGTTGCCACCGTCATTCCACCACCCGATGCGTTTTCTTCCGCATCTTCGTTACGGATGTCTTCAAGGATTTGTGCAAGTTTCGCTTCCCAAATCACGATACGAGGATCGTCCTTGATGTAAGGGGCTGCTTCACAAAGAGCGGCGAACAGGTACAAATCAGGATTTGCCAAGAACAACGCATTGGCAGATGTTGCGATAACCGTGGGCTTGGCGTAGTAAATACCTGACAGCACATCAGCGGAGCTTGGATACGGTCCAAAAATGAAGTTGGACCCTTCCCTTGCAATGTGTGTCGGTCGCCTGTCTGAAGCCCTTAGAGGGTACTTTGCGTAGATTTGTGATGCAGTGGCTTTCTGTAAAACTTGTGCAGGGGTTGTTACAAGGTTCGCAAACTTCAATTCAAGGAAGTCTGCCGGTACAGCAACAACACCACCCGTAATCGTTCCGGTTAGAGCCGTTTCCATGACCCGACAACGAACCTTGCGGAAGATTCGCTTCTCCCCAATGGTAATTAGGTCGGGAACAATAGAAGTGAGGTCTGAGCGATGTAAAAAAGATACAACTGCAGCTTGAAGCTCGCTATATGTACTTATCGCCATGTTTGCCCCCTTCTAATATAATCCTTCCATAACCCATAACGCCAGACCCAGAACCGGTCCATATCCAACAGCTATCTTGTTTGTCGACGTAATCCCAAAACATCACTCCAAAGTGATTTTTTTTAGTTTGCAACTCAGCGTAAGTTTGGATCGACATCCTTTAGTACCTCTAGCCATTGTCCAGCTATTGTCGCTGGTGAATACCGTTCACGAATGAACTCTTGGGCATCCTTGATCTTCGACATTGCATCGAGAGGATTGGCTAGCGCCCTGTCTATATGTGCGGGAATATTACCCAACTCAAAGAACTTTGTAAAGACCTCGTAAGCAGGTAGGTATTCGGCACAAACATACCTCCCGCAACGGATCGCCTCGACCATGCGATTCTCTGATTTTGCCTGACTTTTTCCTGTTGGAATTACAACAATACACGGTGAAGCCAATGCTTCCTGCTGCACCTCCCTAGACCACTTTTCGTAACGCTTATGGTTCGACAGAATACGCAAAGGATACCGAAGTTCTGGTTTCAGCCTTTCAATGTCCTCCAGATTGCTCATGTGACCGTACCAGAGCAGCGTAGGGCCGATGGAAGGAGGTAGCTCATGGGATTCATAGGGTTCGCTGATTACAACGGCGTCACGGCCCGTTTCTGCCTTGATGCGCCCCCGCATTACTTCAGAATTGCAAGTGACCTGATCTGCTATCTGAATATGCCTGCGATAGTACCCGCCTAGGTCTTTGTTGCCAAAGTGGTCATCGCAGACATCAAAAACAAGCCGCCTGAACCCTCCAAGCTGGTTTTCCTCGATGAAATGCTTTCCGTAGATCAGAACATCATTTCCGAACCCAACCCCTAATTTCGATAGTTCCTGTTGTGGAATCTTGGCTCTTAGTCGAGAAGATGCCAGTTCAGGGCCGAAATAGGCAAATGTGACCTTCACGGTTTTACCCCTGAAACCCGCATATCACACTTAGGATGATGGTATTCAGCATCAGAGTAAGAAACGTCTTTCAATCCAACAGACTCAAGCAAAGCAATCAATTCTTGTACAGAAAAGCACCACTTATGAACCATATTCGGGTCTTTGTACTTCGGATCACCGTAAAGTCTCCACATTGTTTCCTGTGGGCTAATCTCTCTCTTGTTTGAAACATACAGGTTAAACCTGTGGATAACTTTGTCCAAACACGGGACTTCGATGACAAGTTTTCCGCCAGACCTGATTACTCGAATCCACTCTTTCAGTACATCTTCGGTTTCCCACCGATAGAAATGCTCCAGAACATGAATCGCATAGGCCGAGTCTGCATGGTTATCCGGCAACGGAATAGCCCGAATATCACATTCAATATCGGGTTTTCGGCCTGACCAGTTAACAGGGAAGTCGATATTCACGAAGCCGGGCCAGGTCTTTGCTCCGCAACCGATGTTCAGGTGGATGCCATCAGCCACTACTGGCGGGGCTGAGTGCATCTTCCTCACAACTTCACCCGCTTAACCACTTCCCTCCAGCCTTCGCCTTCCTTCTGATGGTACATGGTCGCCGTCTTGCACCAGACATAGGAACCATCCTTGCACGGTTCATAGCGCCATTGCTTCTTCGCCGGAACCAGAATATGCGTCGGTACGCCAAGCCCATTGGCACAGTGAATTGCGGTAGTATTAACTCCGATCACCCCATCAAGTGAGGCGATCAATGATGCGGTCAGGTCATAGTCACTGACTTGGGTGGCCCAAGGGAATTCCTTTATCTTCGGATGTTTCAAATGACCCTTGTAGTCGAGCGAAACAAACGATGCTCCTGTTGCAAATAGTGGTGAGAAATCCTCAGGTTCCAATTTGCGCCATGCCGCTCCAGTCAGTTTCGAGCCACCATGCAGGCACAAGCCATAGACAGGCTTCTTCCAATCCGCAAACATGCCCTTCCACATCTTGACCAGTTCAGGGTCGGCCTTCAGGTACGGAGTGCCTGGGAAATCCGAGTCAGCATTGCGGTAAAACCTAGGAAGGCTAGATATAGCAACACGGGCATCAATACGGGCATCAGCAAGCCAACCGGGGGAACTATCACGACGAGTCCCATGCACTGTTGCGTTAGGGAAAGAGCGCCGGAACAGTTTTTCCAGCTTCGGGTCGCAGTCGATAATGACTTTCTTGCAATCCTTGATTGCATCAGGGATACAGGATGCGTAGTTGATTTCATCGCCCAATCCTTGTTCGCCATAAACAATAACCGCCTGATTCTTTGTTCCGTCCCATCGCTTTTCGTCGCCATAGACCCATTCCTTGCGGTATTTGCAGCCGAGCGACAAATCCCAATATTCCCAACCCTTCGCCCAATTGTGTTTGGCAAGGTGGATATGCGCGAGATTCTTCTTTGCCAGATCTGAGTCTTTGTCGATTTCAAGTGCAATGTTGCAGCATTTCTCTGCTTCGTCCCATCGTGCTTCCTCGATGAATAACGCAGCAGCATTGACATAGGCTTTGACGTAATCCGTGTCAATCTCGGCGGACTTCAGATAGGAAGACAGAGCCTCCTGATTGCGTCCTAGTTCATGCGCGGCAAGGCCGAAGTTAACCCACACGGGCGCAAGGTTCTGCTTTTCCTGCAATGCCCTGCGGAAGTATTGGTACGCTAGATGGAAGTTCTGGAGTTCAAGGTGGATGATCCCAAGGAAGTTCAGCGATATCGCGTCGTTTGGGTCATGCTCCAGCAGGGTTTGTACTACGTTTGCCCCGTCTTCAAGTTGTCCGTTCTGGATTAGGTCGAATACTGCTTTTTGAATCTTCTTTACTTCACCATCGCTCAAGTGAGCCATTAGGAGTTATCCTTTAACGGTGTGTTTTGTCGGTCCCCTTTAGATACGGGAAATTTGTGTTTATTTCATGAAGAATTGCTTTTGTTGCGTTCTTGTCGTAGAGACTTAATCCTTTGTTACGCAGATGGAGTTCCACAACGGGCGGAATTGATGCGTAATACCACCAATCTTCCTTGATACCTTTGGCGCTGATATCAGGATTATTCCTGATTGCGTTCATGCGATCAAGG